CTAGAAGGCCGCGTGGAGACCGCTAAAGCTGAGACAGGGGTAAAGGTAGCAAAGGCACAAGCTGAAGCCATTGTAATGCAAAAAAAGGCGACTGGCGAAATTGACTGGGATTTGAAGATGGCTGATGCCAGCGTATCTAGCTGGAAAGATGAATGGCTGACCTGTCTTTTTAGCATTCCACTGATATTAGCATTTTGCGGCGATTGGGGCAGAAATGTGGTCGCTGAAGGGTTTGCTGCGCTTGAAACTATGCCGGAATGGTATCAAGTCACGTTAGGCGTTATTGTTGCAGCCAGTTTTGGCGTGCGGTCAGCCACTAAGTTTTTTGGCAAAAAGTAACGCGGCTATTCCAGCCGCCATACCCGCCACCCGTCATCCATTTTGCGGGTGGTATATTTTAGGCCACGATACCGCAGCGCGTCACGCAACGACATTGCTTTGTCATAAGTATCGCAAAGCACGCTGTCACCGATTTCCATATCGTTGATGATTTCAATCTTGCTGCGACCGGCTGGCGGCACCGGCACGTTCTTTTCTATTTGCATTGATTATGTCCAATCTTTCTCGAAAGCATCCTAGATGCAGAATTTGTTTATCGCCACCAACAACCCAATCTGGGTCGCTAAAGCGCAGTGTCTTGTCGCACCATACGCACCGACCCAAAGCATTCGAGGCCGGTGCATATCTTATTTTCTTTTTAGAACGGGATAGCATCTGCTAAAGGCTGCATCTGTTCTGCCCTTGGCGCATCCTGTTCTTTTGGTGGCATCGGGTCGCTGATTGCGGCAGACATATATTTTGTGCCTTTTTGACTTTCCCTAACCCATAGTGCAATGCGTTTCTCGACACCATCGACATTGATCTTGCCGGTATAATCTGGCTGATTGTCTGCGGTTTTATTGTCATTTTTAAAAATCGCACCGCGATTAGTGTCATCATACTGATCAGTCATTTTGCAATTCTTCCTTCCGTTGTTTAAACATTGCTAATTGATCATCGGGGCATTTTATGCCGCCTGCCCCATACAGCGTTGTATAAAGCGCGTTGACATCACGAACGCTTTTACAGGCATCTAATTTTTCTGCTAAAACATCATTGGAGGCGAGGCCAGCCGCCGGAGTGGATGCAGCGACTGGCCTCTTTGGCTGAGGCTGCGGACGGGAGGGAACCGCGCCAGAGCCAGAGGCTAGATTACCATCATCATCACTTGCATTCAATCCGAACATTGTCATCAAACTTGCTCGCCGGTAATATGTAACGCAGCTAATAAATGACTGCGGCGTATCTTTTTCGGGGTTAATCTGCAAAAAGCTGCTAATCTTTTCGCCGGTTTCCAAATGCACTACTGTAGTCACTAGCGCACCATCTTGAAAATATTGAGCAAATGACAGCCCATATTCTGGCAAAACGTCTAGCGCAGTTAGAACGTCACCTAGTGTCGAGTACTCGCTTTTAAACATCGGGTTTTTGCCAGACTTGCCGACAGATGCGGCGCGCCTAACGTCTGCTAATGCCGCGTGTAGTTTTATATTTTCCATAATTCTTTTGCCCTTTCCAGCCACTCTTCTTTAATTTTCCATTGATACATATGCCCCCAATCGGGGTCGGTTATTGACGCAAGCACTTTAGGGTCAGTGCTAACACGCAATAAATTTTGCCGAATTAATGCCCGTTGCCGCATTTCATTTAAAGCGTACGCTATCCCGTCCGCTTGCAATTCTTCACAATTATATGCGTTGAAGATTACTGCGTCGTGTTCGGCAATATAAATTATTGATGGGGTTACCCGCAAAGCGTGCCAATAAATAGCTGCCTGACAAATATGCGGAAATTCTGGTTTTTTAGGTAATGTTGCTTTAGACCAACCTTGTGTGCCATCTTTTAATAGTTTTGTTTTTCGCGGTGCTTTCGTTTTTAGTTCGGCAAACATACTTCCCTCGACCAACATATCTACAAACCCGATTACTGGTATGTTCACATCATTTAACCAAGTTTCAATTCGTTCTTCGTCTATTGCGCCGGTAAAGCCATTTTCTACACAAACATCTACGCCTTGTTGAATCATCGCTGGGATACATTCACGAAATTTCACACGCATTACTTCATCTTCATCTGCATCGTGAAAATCAAAAGCAATCTGCGCAGCTTCGATAGCTTCTTCAATGTCTACGCCGTGACAAACTATAGATTGTATAGCCGTATGGACGCTGGTTCCTATAGCAGCACGTTCACCCACCCCAATGCTGCGCCTTTCTTCTTGAGACAAATAAACATATCTAAAAAGCCAATTACCGACAGATGGATTTAATTGACTTGCCGAAAGATGTGTAAAGCCTGCTTTTTTCCACTCTTCGCTAATTTCCCGTTTTATCATTATTAACCCCTTTTCCACTTTAGCCACCCTAGCAGCAGAATAGCTCACTGTAAACTTTTTATTTACAGAATAATCTTATTTGGTAAGGTTAGCTGAAATGAAAAGGAGCAACCGCGATGGCAGGCAGTAAATCTCGCAACAAAGGGCGAGGATATGAATATGAAATTGCTAGCGAATTATTTAATCAGTTAGGCATAAATTTTATTCGTGAGCTAGACCAAACACGCGAAAAACATCTTGGTGATTTACGAACTGAAGATTGCAATTTCCCATTTGTTATTGAATGTAAAAGATATAAATCGGGCGTTTCACCAGATTGGTGGGATCAAGTTTGTACCGCTGCGGCTATCGCAGAAAAACTCCCGATGCTCTGCTATCGGCTAGATAGGCAAAAAACCCGCGTTAGAATGCCAGTGCAAGCACTAACGTATTTAGCAAATTATCAGCCAGCACGTGACATAACTGAAGAACACGATTGGCGTTATGCTTGCGAAATGGATTTCGACACAGCTTGTTATGTAATAAGAGAGGTTTTAGCAAATGGCTAGGCATATGGACACTGTTGGAGACCGCGAATATACGATGATTTCAAGTGAAACGTGGATCGACGTGAAAGATTTGACTGTGGAAATCTTCAAAGGCAAGGAAGGCATTGAGGTGCGGGTTTTACCCCGAAATGCTGATAACGGGGTTGAACCGCTGGGCGTGATCCGCGCCGATTACCTTTCCACAACATCAAAACGTTATAACGTTGTTCCGTTTTTGCCAAAGGGGTGGCGAAATGATCCAAAGGGGTGATGGGAAATTTCAAAAACTGTATGAACAAGGGCGTTGCCCAAAATGCCGCAGTTTTGTTGAAATAGAGCCTGACAAATGGGTTTGTCCGGTTTGTAAATTAGTGCACATAGGAGTGGAAAATGGAAACCGAACACAATCTAAAACTGGAACTTTCAACGATAAGTGATATTGGAAAAGCGTGGAAATGTGAGCCCGTTAAATTACCGCAATATTGCGAATTAGATTTCGCACTTACTAGACAGGGTAAGATACACGCTTTTGCTGAAGTTAAGTGCAGAACCTTCCCTCGCACAAGATATAGAACTTCTTTAATTCATTTACACAAGATGATGTATGCGCGTCAAGTTGCGCGCGAGACAGGCATTCCAACATTTCTTATAGTACGTTGGACTGATTGCATAGCAGCTTGTAGTTTTAAGGTGGATTTTGTAGCGACAATCGGGGGCAGAAGAGACCGTGGAATTGAACGCGATTATGGGTTGATGGCCGAGGTGCCGATAAATGAATTTCATATAGTAAAGGAACTGTTTAATGAATAGATCGAAGGCGTTGGAAACTGTTGAGCAGATTTTAGAGGATCGGGGGGCGAATTACGGCGATTTGAGAGAAAATTGGGATCAAACCGCTAAAATGATTGAAATGATAGTTGGGGTAGAAATTAATCCAGAGCAATTCGGTGCGATAATGATAGCGATGAAATTGTCACGCCTATCTAATAGTGACTGCCGCCATTTAGATAGTTTACTAGATATAATTGGTTATGCAGCTTTAACAATAGAAATTTTGGGGGAAACTGATGAGCATTAAAGCATTAGACTGGGCAATGGATACGCCACTGGATGATCCGTTGGCAAAGCTGGTGCTAATAGTTATCGCAAATCACCACAACCCTAGTTATGGATATGCTTGGCCATCCGTTAGGCATATTTGCAAAGTAACCGCTGCAAGTGAGGCAACGGTTAGACGTAAAATCGGAAAACTGGAAGACTTATTGCTCATAAAAAGAGAATATCGCTCTGGAAGATCAACCGAATATCACTTGTCTTTTTTGCCCCCTGTCACTGTGACACCCCTGTCACACAGAGAGGGGGGTGCTATCACTGTGAGCCCCATAACCTATAATGAACCCTTAAATAAAAATAAAAAGAAAATGAAGTTGTTTGATTGGGAGCCTAATGAGCTTGATTTGGCTTATGCAAAAGATAAGGGGCTAACGCCGGAAACTGTCCTCGAGGGCATTAGATTATGGGATCAGCAAAACGGCAATAAGGCCGCCTATGTCGATTGCAGTGCCTTTTGGAAAAACTGGTGCAGGCGAGAGGCCGAAAGAAAGCCTAAAGCTGTTAGCAAGCCTTTTAAGGGTTATAACAATGGTTATAATGGTCAAAACAGTGAATGGACACCACCGCAGCGCAAAATGGTATCTAAAGATGAATGGCAAGCCCTAGGGGATAATATGAAGGCTTATTACAAGCAAAACCGACCTGATGTTATTGCAGAATTAAAAAAAATGGGCATAACGATCTAAAACTGTTTACTTTGGGGATTAGTGGGAATAGGATAATTAGGTTA